TATTGTATATGATTTTTCCTCAGAAAGAAAGGGAAATCTTTTCTTTACTGTTGGAAGACCAACACCACGCACACCCTCAAGATTATCTGACTTATCTCCAACGAGGGCCCTCGCTAGCGCAAAATTATTTGGATGGATCCCAAACTTTTCAATGATATTGTTCTTGTTTAGGACCTCCTTCTGTATTGGTCGAAAAAGGACCGTTTCTCCATCGCAAAGTTGAATAAAGTCCTTGTCACTAGATACTACAACCTTCTGCCAACCATCAAATTGTGGCATCTTGCTGATATATCCAATTACATCGTCTGCTTCAACCTCATCGAACATAAACTGAACAATTGGAAATTCATTCAAGTATTCAATTAGACGACTCTGTTGCCAGATCTTATTCTGCAACTCTTCGTCTTCTGTCATGTCCGTTTCCCTATTCAGGCGGATTGCTTTTCGACCAGACTTGTATTCCTTAACAATGCTTCGACGCTTTCTTGAGCCTCCGCGGCCATCCCAGCAAACAACGATAGCATCTGGATTAATCTCTCTGCATAGCTTTTGTAGGATTTTCAAAAACCCCTTAGTCCCGCCAATTGGCTGACCATTTGTTGATAAACTAGGATCAACAATGTATGATCTGATAAATTGGTTTAAACTGTCAATAATCATTACTCTCTTCATAGCTTCATACTCACAATATCTCCTTCTTCATCTGTGTAAACTACTTTACGCACACCAACGTGCTTCATAGCGTTTTGACACATAGGACAGGGCTTACTAATTTTAGCTTGCCCCTCTTTGTTAATTCTTGCAACATAAACTGTGGATCCGCGGGTGACATTTCGATCAACCCCCAAGATAGCACCCAACTCTGCATGCAAAGTTGCATCACCCTTTTCGGGGTTACGAAACCTCGTTCCGAACCCACAGTGGCGCTGTTTATTACAAGAAACATTTCGTACAGAACTACCTTTAACCAAGACTGCTCCGTGTCTAAATTTTCCATAATCAGAGCCCTCTGCGACTCTCTTTGCTAGCCTAATGTATCGCTTGTTCTTCAATTGTCTTCCTAACTACTAAAGGCACCATGAGTATAACCCACGGTGCCTTCAGAGTCAAGAGTTATTTTGATTTTATTCTTCGGTATCGTAAAACTCGCTAGCTTCGCCCTGACGTTGATCAAACTTCATGACAATCTCTTCATCCATGATTTCAAACACCCGGTTTTTAAACTTTTCGTTCTTCAGCTTATCAACCCACTGTGATCCCATAAACTTTTCTTGTTCTCCGTTTGCGTATTGAAGAGCATACCATGCTCCTCGCTGAATCAAGTTTTCAGAACCCTTGATCGCCTCTAGCCAACTTTCTTCATCTTGCACGCCAATACCTTCGCCCCAAAGAATCTTGAAAGCGCAGTTTCGCCCTTGAGTCCCAAATCGAGACTTTTCAAGTTTAACTTTCACTTCTGATCCAACACGGAACCCCTTATCGTCCAAGATAAAGGCCGCTTTGGCTTTCCGGCCAGTGAGCCAGATACGAAGCGAATAAGCATAGTGCATTGCTTTGCCGCCCGGTGTAATATACGGGGTTGTCATAGCAATAATGTGTGCGTTTGGTCCGGACGGGATATTTGTCTTTAACTGATTCAATACCAAGAACGTTGACTGGCTATTAGCAATAGGAACTGTCAATTTGGCCATCCCCTTTGAAAGAATTCGAGGTTTAACAGCCATTGAGGAATTTGGATTAAAATCACCCTCAATATCAGAGATTGATGGCGTAAGAGCCAAAGAATCCCAAATAAACAACATCCTGTTTGCATTAGAGCCCAAAAGCTCTTCGATAGTCTCCAAAACAAATTCAACTGACGATGCCTGAACGTATAGTAGCGTTTCTAGATCACAGCCAGCCCTTTCCAAAAAAGTTGGATCAATCGCTGACTCAGAATCAAAGTAAATAACATCGATGCCCATCTTCTGAGCGTTTGCAGCAATTTGAGCGGCCATAAATGATTTACCTGTTGACTCAAGGCCGGCAATTTCAGTAATTTTGCCGACTGGGATCCCGGCTAACTGACCTCGACAAATAATCGAGTCCAGCCACCGAGAACCAGTTGGAATCCAATCTTTTACTTCGGTTGGATTCTCATTCTTGAGATCAAAAGCCACATCCATGCCGGCCTTCTTATTGATAAGATTCCTCATTTCAGAAATTTGAAGCCTACCAACAGTTGATCTACGCTTAGCCATATTATCGATTCTCTACGCGAAGAGTGTTCTCTAGACGATCAGCATTCCGCTTAATATCTCGACTAAGCAGCGTTGCCATCAAACTAACGTAACAGACAATAATAAAATGTCCTAGTGTAAAAACTTCCTGAAAAATATCCATTTTTATCTCCTTATAGTTTATTTCTCGTTATGATTAAACATCCAGTGTTAATCAAATTTTCGAAATGATAATACAAACCATTTCTTTCCACAACCTGAGTAACCAACTCTCTCATTCTCTGAGAGTTGCCGGTTACAATTTTTAACGGAGTCTCATTACAATAAATGAACTCCTCTACAATGTCTTGTATAGAATAGTGGTGTCTCCCATGCAAGTCAAGGCTTTTCATTAGCCAAGCTCATCCCAAGAGCCATCAATCATATCGACACCGAGTGAGTCTAACTCTTCAATGAAACTCTTCCAACCTTCTTCACCTACTTCATAGTATGCAGATTCATCAAAGATAAGATATTCTCTTTGAATGTCAAATCCAATAACTTCACTAATTTCTGAGATTTCAAAGTCACTCACTCCTGATGGGTATGCTCCATACTTCTCACCAAAAGTTTCAAAAAAATGATCCCAGTTTTGCTCTTCCTGTAGAAGAGAATATTCTTGTTGTAACCCTAAACAAGCCATTACGTCTTCGCTAAATTCAATACCACGTATTTCTTGTGTATACCATTGCATTTTTTTTATCCTCTCAATATATTGTGAGGCACCTGATCACCCTGTGCCTCCCTGTGGGTTGGCTAACTAATTAACCAATACCAAGCTCTGCGAATGCAGCGTCCACGGAACTAGCCTCTCCCTCAGTCGAAGAGGTTGCACCATACTTGACGGTTTCAGTAGAACGGTCCTCCGCAGAATCATCGTCTGACAAATATCCGTCTAAGAGTTGCTCGACATCGCTAGTCGTCTTACGCTCAAACAGATCATCCATATCAGGGATGGAATCAAGGACTTCCTTGCAACTTTCCGGAGTCATTTCTTCACACAAAGTTGAAGAACGGCGCCGTGGAGTCAGCTTGGTCTGAGGGAATGAAGCTCCCGGGGGCTTTCCATAGCCGAGAACGAGGTCTGTACCAGTCTCAGCATCGGTAATATCTCCATATTCGGGATTGAGGACCAAAGTTAGCAGATTCTCATATGCCATCTTGCCATAACCCCAGACGCGAACACCCTTCTCCTCTTCTCCACGGACCATAACCGGAGAGAAAAATCGCTGTCGGGCGAAGAGGCTCTTTGCCATCTTCTTGCTATCCTCGTCGTTGTTATCAACACCCTCGCTCCATAGTCGAGAGGCAAAGTCACATACAGGGCAACTGTCCCCGTAGTTTCGCTTAGGACATAGGAATCCAGCGTTCTTGCCCACATTATAGTGGAACCAATAATCCTTGAAGGGATCTCCATCGGCGGTTGGAACAATACGAATCGTCTGCTCTCCATCTTGTGGACGCCAGAACGTGTCCTTTCCTCCACCTTCACCCTTCAACTGTGCGAGGCGTTGCCTCATCTTATCTACATTAATACCCATTTTATTTCCTTTCATTGGGTTAGAGTATGCTCAGCAAATATCCTGAACATCTAGTTTTGTATTAGCGAACTGTGATATACACAGTAGGCCAGATTTTCTTCATACTTTGTTTCAAACACTCCGTATGAAACTCTTACATTTTCTTCGCTTCTGCTTTTAACGAAATTTGTAATTTTCTTAAAAAGCTTCCCATCTGTCTTTAGTGACTCATTACTTATACCATAATAATACACCCGATCACGGGGTAGTGTCAAGTTAAAAAACAATTTTTCTTCATTTTTTTCCAAATCCAAAATTCCAACAGTAGAAATCCTAGCAGAATCAATCGGTTCCGTGAAAGCACCGACAACAGGCTTTGAGTTAGAAAAAACATTCAACATATGAAACGTTGAGACGATTGCCTCATTCAAAGTGTCATAATATCCACTTATCGGCACATCTATCAAAATCTTTTCTACCTCTTGGTTGGAAAATACATAAATTCTTTCAATTAGGCCGGATCTAGCATATTCTTGCAGAATATTATACACAATCTTCTCCTGTGTTGCTTTTATTTCCCCTAGCAGGGTGGTGTCTGGCTTGACGTATATAATCGACACCGAAGTGCCTGAAAGCTGCTCTAGCAGCCTTAGAACGCATCCAGTGACTGTACCCGCTCCGCAAGTGACCAAAATAACCCGTCCTGAGATGTTTTTGACAAAATTCTTGAAATTAGGGCAGTTTGCCTCATATTCTTCATGAGAATTCTTCTTTGGAAGGGCATATATGCCATCTTTTTTGTAACCCTTTAGGCCAACATCAATTTTATATATGTTATATTGGGGATATGCAGCAAACTTGTCTGCAATATTGCACCCCGCAGAGCCTAGGCCAATAATATTCATTCTTTTTCTGCCCAATCCAGAATATATCGATTTTCAAAAGAGCCTTTTTCAATCCTCTTTACGATTTGTTGGGCCATCGAGCCGTGCAAGCGGAATTCTTTCCTTAAAGCATCAAGAACTTCATATATATCAGCTAGCTCCTCAATTGAAGGGTCTTCAATAAATTCCTCTACCTCTTCAACAAGCTTTTGCAACAAAGCACCCCTAAATTCATCCTCATCTGCAACGTGACAATTATACCTCTTTCCGCTTTCTTCGATAATTTCAGGAATTCGATCTCGGACTAGTTTTTTATACATCTTTATTGTCATATCTTTAATTCTCTCATGTCTCCAAAATTCAAGCCAATAGCTGAAGTAACTTTAAAGCTCCCAAGGGCGGTATCTGAGAATATTTCCATTATCTCTTTAATGCAACCCTTGTCGGCAATATCCAAATCAATCACAACCGAATCGTGGATGCAAAATGCAATAAAACTCTTTTTATCTTCCAAGAAATTATAAAGCTTTATCATTTGCCTCAAAACCAAATCACTAGTTGTGCTTTGAATAATGTAGTTCAAGGCATGGTGCTCGTCTGACTGTATCTTTCGACCAAACACAGTTTCAACATGCTGACCATCCCAATACTTGCTCCTAACTTTGTCCTTATTATAAACCTTTTCTGCTCTAATGTCTAGTTTATTCGAATAAAGCCATGAAAAAATTCTTTGTTTAGCATCTTCGCGAGATGAATCATCTTTAAAGATGTTTTTCTGATTCCATTCGTGGATATCATTTTGCGGCTGCTTGTGGCCGGATAGAGATAAGAACGTTCTTAATTCCGCAGCGTTATAATCTAACTCCAGATAACAGTCGTTTGTAGGATTCAACACAGTTCGATATTCCTTGTTCATCGTTAAAATAGGAAAACTCCCTGGAAACGTAGAGAGTCTTCCTGTGATTGTGCCAAAGAGATTATATTTGCAGTAAGGCTCTGTTCTCGACAGTGCTTTAACAAAGTTGCGGGCGCGGAGAGAGCCTAGGTACGGCTTCATAGCTGCAGAATTAATTTGCAGGTTTTGGCTTTTGATATCTGCCAAAACTTTCTGCATATCTACTAAAAATTCATAGTTTTCTGGCTTTTCGTAATTTTTAAAAACATGCTCTGTAATCTTGTTCTTCAAATCAAAATATTCAAGCAAAAAATGCTCTGGCATTAGGTCATAAAAACACGTATCATTTAGATTTATCTTTGCATGATGAAAAGATGATATAAATGCGCGCATTTTGCTTGTAACGGTATTCCATTTTTCACGCATGTTGTCTGGGCATGCTTCGGCTAGTGTTTTATTACAATAAAGCCTCATATACTGGATATCTTTATTTTTCAAGGCTGGTGAATAGTCCCATGTTACAGTTTTATTTTTTGGAACATCGTCTACCGACAGTTGCCCATCAAAATATACCCCTGCGCACTGTTCCTTGAAATCTAGTATCTGGAAAAACACAGTAAACCCTTCGACCTATTAATAATAATGGCTAGAAGCTTGCTTGTCAAGTGTTTTTTAATAGTTCTGATACAAGTAGGGTTTCACTGCATCGTTGATGTGCTTGATGCCGGATTCAAACCCGTAAACCTGGGCTCTTTGAATGCCTTCTAATATTATAGATCTAACATTCTTGATATATAGGTCTTTTTCTCGGAATCGAAGCCTGCAATAGAAATCTATCCAATATCCATCATTAAACTGGGCCTCCATCGCGGGACGGGACATTGTTAGTCTATTTTGGAAAGTAACGTGGGTGCTAGAACACAATCTTGGGTTACCCGGCTCTAAAGAATTAACATACGCCGGGTGAGTTTCTCTAATAAGCGGAAACGCCTCGGCATATCTGTTATACATTCCAAGAAGATCTGTTTTTAATTGTTCCATGTCTAAAGTATATGTCCTGTCGTAATAGTGAGAAAAAAAGTTTGCCTTACTTACTCCGTATTCAACCAAATATTCAAGCATCGGGTTTGATAGCACATCTGCTGTTAGTTTCCACGGAGCATTTTTATGAACGTAAAATCCATACTTCCTAGCTGCCCTGACATAATAATCAAAGTTTGGATCTAGCATATATTCTCTTACTTTTGGTGTGTCGCTGCCATGATCGCCTTGAAACAATTCTATTGATAATCCAGATACCATTGGGTGAGACGTATTTGAAACAACAAAACCACTAAGCGTAGTTGGTACATTTGTTGGCTTTGTTTCAAGATAGTTTATGAATTCAATTAAAAATGTTCCAAAGTTTACAATTCTGGAACTTGCTGCTGTGTTGCTCCGGAGATAAGAAAAAAAGATATCGTACAAAAAGTCTCTTGTATCCGCAAATTGATTTTTATAGTTTTGCCACCCACGAATAGGCTTAAGTTTGTTGAATCTCGTTCCAGCATTATTAATATATCCAGAGTCGGATGCGGCGCGGAGGTGCCTTTGTAGATCGTGAAAAGCGTCTGCTACAAAATCCAACACAAAAATGTTTTTAGAATCTTTTAGCTGTACCAGCCTGCTGTTGATAGTTTCTTCTGAAACCACTATTCCATTTTGAAACCTATCGACGCGACCGAAATAGAGCTTATCATACCATGAGTCCATAGGGTTCGGAAGCTCTGTAAAATAAGGAAAGTCTTTGTAAAACCTCCTGCTTTCGAAAGCTTTTATAGAATCCATGCCATTCATCCCGGCGGGATCTAGATAATGTCTTATTAAAAGAGGGTTGTATGCCATAGGTTAATTCTCCTCCGAGAGCAGGAGAGCAAGCTCAGGGTCGAGAGGTGTTCGTGATCTAGACTGATATTGAAAATGATCATCCATGTGAGCTTCAACTGTCAGTGATTGTCCAGCCTCTTCATTTCGGTCATGTTCCTCAACTGGATCTCGTTCCATTTCATATTGAGCGTAATCTACTGCATCATATTCAGAGATTTTAAACGGTGCTACTGATGTGCCGTCGTCAAGCCTAGGCATTGCTTGATGGAGGGCCTTAATTCTAGTTTCCCAGCCATTTCTAGAAATTGTTGATTTAACATCTGTAATTAAGTGATAGCCTCCGATACCCAGAAGCCTTGTGAGGGAACCCTGGCCGAAGCCGCCCATTCCAACACTAGTTGGATTCACAAAAGTATATTGGCCGGGTTTTAAAAGGTTGTTACCATACATCACCATATTAACGTTGTATAGTTCTCTTAGTTGGTCTGCGCCTAGGGCACCAACTTTTTGGATTCTTGCTTCCCGCAAATAAGGCTGATCCATCCTTTCAAAAGTAATTTCTTTCACCAAGCCAGAGCTTTTGCCAATACTAAAATGATAAATTCCTTTTTGTTTGTCCTTTCGTTCATCGCCAACCCGATGGCCAAGGTTTGCGCTAGACATAAAAATATATTTAAAAGACGTATGTCTTTTCAACGGAGTTATTGGCAAATATGGAGTTCCTCCTTCGGAGGGGAGGCCCTGAGCTAAACTTTTTACTGTGTGTTTTGTGCCCGTACCGATGAGCGCGCGAGTCAGGGTGGACGTCCAAACCTCGCGATCACCTATAAAATCATTATATCCAAAGTCTAAATTTATCGGCGGGATAACATCAATGCACCCTTCGTTCAAGACGGGGCGAACTAAGTCAGTTAATATATCCCTTATCATGGTTTCTAGAAAATACCTCTCTCTCATTGGTTTAACTATTTTTTGTATAAAAAAGTCTTGCCATCGATTATATTCAATTGGTATGTTTGCAATATTGATTGTTTCTAGGATGTTGCCACGCTCTTCTAGAGGTATACCGCATCTATAGCGTTCAATATAGCCTTTGTGGCCCTTGTCCATAATAGTATTTTTTATGAACTGTTTTGTGTCGATATATTCTAAATCTCCTATCAAAAATCTAACTTCATGCCGCCTAGTTTCAGCGCCGCATGCTATGCCAATGATAACATCTAATATGTCGCCCAAAAAAAGAAACTTGACAGGAATACCAACACGTGAGCCCGAATCAAATCTGCGGCCCATCATAGCCGTGGGGCCTGGTTCGTTAGGATTACGTTCTCTTGTTGTTGTAGCGTCGTCGGGGTTATCAGTTGCCTCTTCTGAGGGTGGTATATCGTCTAATTCATCGATAGCTTTTGTAACTCTTTTTAACTTTGTAGAATAATAGCTACGGATCTGCGCTTGTTTGGCATTGCCAGCGACATTGTTGTAGTGGCCCATCACTCCACCCTGCGACTCTAATCTTGCTTTGTCTGCATCACTAAGATTCTCATAATCTGGTCTACCAGTAACAGGATCTCCGTTATCAAGTTTTGCTATCAGAGGTCCGGTCTGGCGCATTCGCGGGCTTTGAAGGGAAGCTAAACCTTCCTCGATGGAGGCGATTTTTTCCTCTACTTGCTTGATATCTTCTGCAATGTGGTCTCTGTATGCTTGCTCTGATTCTCCCCTGGACACCATGCGCGGTCTAGGGTTTTCTTGCAAATCTTTAAGAATCTTTCTTTGGTCTTGTAAGTTTTGTTCTGCGGCGCCTATTTGGCCAGGTAGGTTTTGAGTGCGCTCGATCTCGGCCCGGGCTTGCTCACGAGCCCGTGCTAATCGCAATTGAGTCATGTCTTCGGCGCCGGCTACAGCGGCCCTGAATTTTCCTTGACCCTGGCTGCCGGCCCCGAATCTCTGAGCCTGATAAAGGGCCTCTCGGCCACCTACAGTGAGGCCCTCTTTACTATCAAAATTTGTTATAATCCCCAAATCAAAAGGCTCTGCATATGCGATGTAAATTTTATTTAGTAATTTATCATTAATAGCAGTATACCTACTTTGAAGCAGCTTTCCTATTTTGCTGTTGATATTTTCCTGGGCTGCTTCGGTTGAGTCTTGTGAGTTAAGATTTGTGTCACCGTCTGCAGTTGAAAGATCATCTCTTTTTTTTCTGAGGGCTCCGAGTCGATCTACATCTTTTTGGTCTGATGGCTTCAACACATCGTATCGAATATCTTCCATTGCATATCTAGCACGATAATTCGCTACTAAAGTGGCTGTACCATCTTGCTTAAAATTAAATTTATGCTTTGTTAACTGTAAGTAAAGAACTGTTTTGTTAAGCTCCAGAGCTTCTTTTAACTTAGTTGGAAAATCTGCTGTTGGAGGGATAGCCCAACCAACAACAGCCTTTAAAACAAATGCGTTGCCATCATAAAACTGTTGATTGCAGTCTCCGCTCTGATTTACGGGGCGGGCAGTAGCTTTGCTTGGAGAGTGTATAATTAAGTCTAAAAATGACGCTTCTCCTTTTATCCCAGCTTGTCTTACTATTTCACCAGACTGCAAGGAAAATATATCTTGCACGGAACTGAAAAAGATTTCTAAATCGGCCTCTATGTTGTAATCAACTTCTGCTGGTTGAGTACCTGCCAACTTCCATGTAAACTTTTTTATACCTGTGCCTCTAGACCGGCCTTGGGCGGTTCTTGTTATAGTTTCCACATCATGATTGTGAATATAGTCATCAAAAATTATTTCATTCGACTCTCCCATAGAACCGTCATCATTGTATTCTATCTTATAAAGTCTTATCGTTGGCACCAAAGCTGCCATTTGATCTGGGGTTATTTCCAATAATGGTTCTGGAGTCGGGGCTCGCGATAATTGTGAGAAGATTTCTGATGGTGGATTACTAACATCACTTCTTATGCACGCAAAATTCTCGTAACCTGTCACGTATTGGCTCAGATTACGAAAACTGTTTCTTTTTTTATTATAAAGTTGCACGTAAAAACTATAATTATGTTTTTTAATAGAGTGGGCGTTCTGCATTAGAAAGCACTGAGCGTTGAAAGCTAGATTTCTTGCAAGAACATCCCCCTGCAAAGCCTGACTGCCGGCTGTTTTTTGGACAACCGTATTTTGTATATTTTGGAAATAGCTTTCTGTTGCGTTTGAATCTACTCTTCTTCCGTCATCACTCATTTTTAAACTCCATAGAAGAAGAGAACTTTTTCAAGAGGCACTGGTATCAACAACTCTTCGCCTAGTTGCACATGAGCTTCGGTTGGTGAGTTGTTAAACATTGCTATAACCCACCAATATTTTGAATTACCATAGTTATCATATGCTAATTTATAAAATTTATCACCAACCGTCCAAATATGAGAAAGAGTTTGCAACTCCAACAGTTGCTCTTGGTTTGGATACCTTAAAGCTGGAGTATTATAGTGATTGATCTTTTTAACACCCCTCTTCTCAAAAGAGTCTTGATACATCTCTTTTCTATTGACGATAATTCTTCTATTGTTGTATCTTTGTGACATAATTATTTCTTCTTCCCGGGGGAGAGTAGGCGGTTGCCTGCGGTAGCCGCGGCCTTACCATTTGAATCTTTTGTGTTGGGGGCGCCCGGGGTGGTATTCCCGCCGGGTACTCCTGCATCGCTTGGATCTAGCTTGGAAAGAGTATAAGGGTAACCCCTGTTTGCACCAAATACATTTCCGCCGCCTTTTTTCCCAGTCTGCCCTTGTATTCTTGCAGAAGCCTTATCATCCCTAGACCAGCCAACTTTGTGGCCAGTGTGCAGAACTGTAAAGGACATGTTTATTTGAAACCTTTGTGGAGTTAAAGTTTCACCAGAACGATATCCAATATTTTGATCACTAATTCCAAAAGTGTTTCCCAAACTTATATCTGTACATGCACATAAAAGGCCGCGGGCAGGATCTGTAGAATTTGTAATTTGGGCGCCCCATTTAACTTTCAATAGGGGGGCTGCAGCTAAACTTCCGACACCGGGTGTTGGACTATCGTAAGTGGGATACATAAATTGAACTAACCTTTGCGCAGCATTCCAATTTCTTGTAGCGTTTGACTTTGTGTTGCCAATCATATCGATAGTAATTGCAATTGTCCTTGGAGTCGCCTGGAATGTCATGATTGGATCCATTCGACCATAAACTTCTTCCGAGTTCCACTTTGGTGACCACTTGTCTTCAAAGGATGTAACTAAACCTTCTAATACAACAGCTTCTCCTGTTGGAACGTGAAAAATGTTTATTTTGTCTCTTATAACTGCCATCAGTTGGTTTTATCCCTTTATCTAGTTAGTGACATATCAGAATTATTATCTAAATGATCATCGATAAACTCACCCAATATTCCTTGATCAACTTGTAATACTATTTGTCGAGGCTGACCGGTCTTTGCTGGGCCCATAGCTTTAGACGCCCCTATAGTTTGCTTGAGTGCTCTGATTTCTGTAGTCAGCGCAGCAATTGCACCACCTCTGCCGCCTGCTCCCAAAAGAGCTTCAGTGTTTTCATTTGTAATAACGTTAGTTCTTCTGCCGCCAGTCGCGACCATTTCTCTATTTTTACCTTTTCCGGTTGGACCTTCCCCTGCAATGAATAGACCCTCTGTTGTTCCGTCAACACCTTTATTAAACTTTGGAGGAGCAGTCAGTGTACCGAGAGCAGCGCCGACACCAACCATGCCGGCAGTTATAGCGATTGCGCCGGATCCGACGGTGGCCGCGATGGCGAAAGCAGCTGCCGCGGCGGCAAGGGCAACAAGTGTCTTCACCACCGGGGACATGCCTGCCATTATTTTTTTGAAGGCCAAAAAGGTAACTATTCCAGCTGCTAGCGGCAAGAAAACCATCTTCATGGCGGCGCCTACGCCGCGCAGTGAGATGGCTAATCCCGTATTCGCTGTTGTGGCACCGCGGACGGAAACCGTATTAAGAAGATTAAGTTG